TGCTTTCCTTTTCTGTGATGCCGGATTTATAAGCCTCGAAGTCCGAGTGTTCCTTTTCGTACTTCTCCTTATATCCGCCATCGCCCGCCGCCTTGAGGTCGTCCAACTGCTTTTGAACGTCGGGCAGTTTCTCCGCATCAGACTTGTATTTGCTGACATCAGCCTTCAAGCCGTCTACGGTATCGGTATGTGCTTCAATGATGGTGTCCACCTGTTCGTCGGTGAGTCCCATGCCTTTTAGTAATTTTCTGGTCAATGCCATTTCTATCTTCCTTTCCTTTGTCCGCAGTTCGTCGCGGCGATAGATTGTATAAAAACCGCAGTGCTTCGCGGGTTTTACCTGTAAATTATTTATAGAAAACTTTTGTTCTTTCTGGTTGCTCCGGCAATCCTGCCGCCTTGCTGAACCTGCTATATTCTGCGTTCAGCCGCCGAAGCTTTATGTTCGCGGCGGTCGCGTCCTCGGAAAGCCCAGCTTCTTTGTATGCGTTTCTAAGCTTTTTCTGCGCGCGGATTTGACGCTCTATGCGGCGCTGCATCTGCGTTGCTTCATATGCAGTGTATTTCTTCCCGTCAAACTCGCAGCCAAGACCATCGTCGATATGCTCGAGCTGTTCGTCTGTGTAAGTTCGCTCCGAAACTCCTGGAACAAACGGGTATTTGTGATGCCTACAGTTTGCGCCTGTCAGACCGTCAACATATCCGTAACCGGTCGTTTCCACAAGGTCATCGTAAAGCCCCAGCGGGTCAGGTTCGCCGCTTTCGCTCTGGTAATAGACTTTCCCTTGCCAGTCCTTATGGCTC